TCAACTAGTGGTTCTGGCTTTGCGTTGGTGTACAATGACAGTGACAACGGTTGGAGATTAAAGTATAACGATTAATTATGGCTAACTTACAAGATATAACAAATAGAAGTGAAGTAGGAACAATTAAACCTTGGGGTAAAGCTACAGCTCCTGATGGCTATCTACTATGTGATGGTTCAGCTGTATCAAGAACTACTTATGCAGATTTATTTGCAGTTGTTGGAACTACTTACGGTGTAGGTGATAACTCAACTACTTTTAATGTTCCCGATCTACAAGGTAAATTTCCACAAGGTAAAAGTGGTACAACAAACTTAGCTACTACAGGCGGTGCCAATACAGTTACGGTTTCTGTTACAAATAACCAAGCTGCAACTAATGCTACCAATCAAAGTGTAACAATTACAGGTGATATTGATGATACTTCTCTTACAAGTGCTCAATTAGCTAGTCACGCGCATACTTATAACTTCAGAGGCGGTAACACTTCTGTTAAATCAGATCCTAACCCATTCGTAGGGCCATCCCCTGTCACATCACAAAATAACTCAAGTGGTAATACAGGAAACCAAGGCTCTGGTACAGGTCATAACCATACACATACTTTGTCTGGAACATTAACTGGTAATATTACAACAACTTTAACTGGGTCGGTTACAGCATCTGGAACTAATTCGTTTTCACCATTTGTAATCGTTCAATATATTATAAAACATTAGGGGACATTTATGGCAACACAAATAGTTATATCAGTCGGAGAGAGCATTCTTGTAGATGATTCATTTCATATACCTTGGGAAGATAAAGGTAAAAATTGGGTTGATGGTTGGTGTCCTAATAATTATCATTATGTTATTTGGAATAGTTTACCTGGACAAAATCAGATACAAACAAAAGATCCTGCAACAGGAAGAATGGCAGGTAATACTAATTTAAGTGCTACAAGTGATGCAATAGGTTCTACAACAGTGGCTGATTTGTTAACTTGGGCAGAGACAAGAAAAAGTCAAATAGTTTCAGCTCAATTAGATTATGATAATGCTTATGAGAATGCATTAACAAAGTGGGTAGATGATGGCAAAGATAAATTGGATTTTACAGCAGGTAATTCAGAAACCACATCTTATTTTGATTGGTCTAAGTCTTGGATAGATTACGATTCTGATTATTCTTGATTTAAAAATTTACCTCTCATTTGTAAAACTTTTCTTTTTTCTGGACCTATAACAGGGCAAACTTTGTGAAAAACATTATTTTTAATCACTAATAGTGAGTTTGGTAAAGGACTTACAGCTAAAGGCAAGCCTCTACCAGTGTCTAGTAAAGTTTCACCTCCCCAGTTGTGATCCCATTTTTCATGTATGTATAGCGAATAATTTAGAGTGTAACCATCCGTATGCCAATTAATGCCAGCGTGTTTATTGTATTCATAATAATTTAAATTTAAATCAGAGTTTTTTTGAAACGGTATCCAATCACAATTTATAATTATGTCTAATACTTCTTTAAAAATCTTATTAGCCTTGGTAAACTTACCATTTTCGTAGGTTGCTAAATGATTAACGACTCCAACAGGGTTCATTGTTTTATTTTTTTGTAAATCTTGATACATATGTTCTTTCCATGAATCCATACTTGAAACTTTGTTTTCTAAAGAATATTCATATTTACTAACTTTTTTAAATAAATCGTCTGACAAAACATCTTTTATTATTATGGCTAAGTCGTCTATGTTTGCATATATTTTCATTAACGAATCCAAGTTATAACTGCGTGACGATTGCCATTTGTAACAGGAGTAACAGCATGAGGAAAACAAAAATTACTTGGAAAAACAATCGCACTGCCCGCTTTGGGAGGTAACTTGTATGAGCCACCAAAAAAAACAAAATCACCACCGTCATAATCCTCGTTTAAAATAAATGAACAAGTCAGAACTCTAGGCACTACGTCACCATGATCCGTGTGTTCTTTGTATTCGCCTTTTTGTGAGCCCACGTATATTAAATGCTCATAACCAGTATCTTCGATAGTTAATCCAGTAGTAAAATGATTATGGTCTTTTTTATACAATTGTAAAACCTTGCCAACAGCATCAAATAAATCTTTATCAAATTTTTTATCTAGAGGATTTATGTAACATTTTCTATGATTTGTTCCCGTAAGAGTGGATCCCTTTTGAAAATTAATATTTTTTGAATTTTTAATTATTGATTTACATAATTCTTTATCTAATAAATTTTCATAGCATTTAATATAATCTGTAATTTTAATCATTTGTAACTCTTCTTGTTCCAAAACATATTTTTATATCTATTGAACCATTCACTTTTTAATTTATTTATAGTTTTGCCGTGTTCACGCTCTTTGTAAAAACCAGACCACATTTTGTAAGATTCTCTTTTAAAAGGTATGACTTGAACCATGGGTTCGCCTTTTCTGATAATAAATTGCTCATCTCTTTTGTTTAAAATAAAAGGAAAATTTATTTCATTTACATAATTATCCGTGTCTACAACACCCGCAATGATATCAAAACGAGGTTCTAATCTATTCATAGGTTTTACGAAAAGACAACTATATCCTGGTTTTGTTTTTATTAACCATTTATTGTGAAACTTACCTGCATTTTTACCAGACGTTTTCTCCCACTCTTTAGGTAATTGAGTGCTTGGATGAAATCCAAAATCACCTGGCTCTCTATTAGCAGGCGTAACACTAAAATCATCTTCTATCGGATCTACTAAATAATCTTGATCAAAAGGTATTATGTACCCCATGGTTAAAGAATCGAGAAAAGGCATACACAATTTTAATGTGCCCGCATGCATATTTCCTTTATCAAATGATTTTAATTTTTTATATTCTGTGGGTATAAATTTAGAGGCTGGCTGTGGATGAGGCCATACATCAACCATGCTAGAATTAGTTGCGCAAAAAGTAATTTTATTTTTGAACATGTTTGTTTTCTTTGATTAATTTTTGTAATAAGGTTTGACCATAAGGTAGTAGTGATTTTACATGCATCACTAAAGAGGTTGTAAATGTGTTTGTATTAGATAAATTTATTAATTCCTCTGAGGGTTTTATTTTATTTAATTTAAATGTATCATTAATTTTATCACTATAAAAAGCAATAATAGCTAATGGGTCACCTCTTTTAATTTTAATTTCTTCATGTTGATTTTTAATTTCAAAAGCGCAGTTGAGTGGACGTACCCACTGTGAAATATCAAATTTTCCTGTAACTAATTTTAAATTTAAGGGAGTGTCAGGGTGTTGTTGCATTTCTACAAATACTTTATCTTTGCAAATAAAACAGGTATCAGTATCAACTTGAAAAACAGGATTATTATCATTTACAGCTTCAACACCTCTAAAATTTAATAAATTTAAATTAAAAGCATGACCTGCATGTGGTTTAACGAAATCTATTTTGTACTCATTACCAATATGTAAAATTCTAAAACATAAATCTAAATTTGATTTGTACACAAATTTGTTTATTACTGACCACTTATGTGCAAAGCAGCCATTGTAGCCCTTAGTATTTTTTATTTGTTTCAGGGGCTTTATATCTTGTAGTAATACTTCAGGATATTTATTAGCACTTGAAAAATAAAAAATTTTTTTCATTCTTTTTTTTCAAAATTAAAAGACATAGATCGTCTTATGTCACCCTTAATTTTTGTTTTAAAAGGCATAACTGAGTGTTGATGATCAGCTTTAAAAATATAAAAATCTCCTACCTTCGGGTCTATATAATGTGATCCATGCCCTTCTCTCCATGTAAAACAAAGTTGACCATCTTTAAATTTATGTTTGTGCTTTGCATCATTTATTATTTCAGGCACTTTTAAAAATAAAACAGTAGACCAACCATCGTGATTATGATGTGTGTGTGGAGGGTTGTATTCTCCTTCTTTCATGTCATTAATCCAAATACTACTTATATGTAAATCCATGACAGGCACATCTATTAAACCGTAGTGGTTGCTTGCCATTATGTACTCATTTATTGATGTAATTAAAGTTTTATAAATATTTAACTCTTGTATGAAAGTAGAGGCATCTAATTCTGTATTTATTCTCCCAGCTAATTTTTTACTTTTTGATAGTAGTTTACTCTTTTCTTCTTCAAATCTATTGTTTAATTGTTGTATTTCTTTCAATGGAATCTCATATTTTTTTACAATGGTGCCATTGACTAAGGTTTTACTTTTCATGCTTTCTTCAGAAATGATTACCATTTATTTGTCAAGAAAACAATTCTAAAAAATACTATTGCAGAACACAAAAATATGCTTACATTAGGTTCTCACCAAAATTAACAATCACAGGAGATAATATGAGCGAACAAGACTATTTAAAAGCTATTGCTGTCCTTGCTGACAAGGTGAGCAGATACCACGAACGATTACTAGCCATTGAGAGGGATTTTGAACGTCACATGAAAGATGCGACCAATCATTGTCCTGATGATTGTGACTGTAAATCAGGCAAATAAATATATTTTAAATCTGATCTTTCTATTGTGCTGCGTGCATCATCTAGTGTTTCTACTAATGGTTCACCAGCCAGATTGAAAGAGGTGATAAATAATATAGGCACTTCAGTCTTTTTGTAAAATTCTTTAATTAATTCATAAAAATTTTTGTTCTGTTCTTGTGTTACAGTTTGTATCCTACAAGTGCCGTCAACATGTGTTATTGCAGGTATAACACTTTTCTTTTCTTCTTTTACAGGTATGGCATATGACATGTATGGTGATTCTTTTATTGTTCCCATATCAAACCAATCATGAGAATGTTCAAGTAAAACTGTGCCTGCAAAGGGCCTAAACCATTCTCTTTTTTTAATTTTATTAACAATATTTTTACCATTTTTATTTCGAGGATCAAAAAGTAAAGATCTATTTCCTAAACCTCTTGGTCCATACTCAGAGGTGTTTTGAAATATAGCAACAATTTGTTGATTTAATATTTGTTTTATAGCTTCGTGTTTATCTATAATAATCATACCAAACTGCTGCACCTAAAGCTGTTCCACCGTCATGTGGACAAGGATCAACAAAAAAATTTATATTTTTAAAATGCTTTGTATACTTGTAATTATTAACACAATTTAAAGCGTAACCACCCGACAAGATTACATTTTTAGTATCGTTATAAGTTAATCCTTTTTCTATTAAATCTATAGTGTATTTTTCAGTGGCTATCTGAACTTGTTTTGCTAAATCCTCATCGTTTTTACCAAAACTATTACCGTATGAAGACAAGCCCATCGCTTTGCCAGATTCTGATATACAACGATTGCCAATCTTATCTTTCGATTGTAGTTTTATAATACTACATAAATGATTAAACAGTTGTCCTGGTGTAAAATTACTAGTCATTCTAATATTACAACCATCTTCATCAGTATAAAAATAATCAAAATCATTGTTTTGCATGTCAATTAACAAAAACTTTTCTTTGTCCTTTGTGTTCATGTAAGCAGATGTGCATATTACATTTGAGAAACATTTATATTTTTCTTGAATTTGCGTATTATTTATAAAATAAATACTATCAGACTCTCTAAATGTGCTTTCTGGTTGAAAACAAGCACCGCCACCATCCATAACTATACATATTGCTTCATTAAATTGTGAAACGTAAAAAGCAGAGCAAGCATGATAAAGATGATGTTGTGCAGGATTATAATAACTTTTTGTTATGTTATATTTTTTATTAATTTGTTTTATAATTTTTTCATTAACATTTTTGTGTTTACCATATGAGGTAAAAACAAATGTATCATTAAAATTTTTTATTTCTTTAAAACATACAAAATTAAAATCATCGGGTGTTGGCTCCCATTTTTTTATTTTGTTAAAACGACACTCCTCAAAAAAACTTATTTTGTTTTTATCTTTTATACAAATTGATGCATCGTGCGATATGTTTACACCAACTGTCAAATTATTTAGGAGTTTGACCTAGCATGTCTTTTAAAGAGGGTGCAAATACTTTTACATCACGTTTAATTTTGTCTGCTGTGGTAGACGTGTTTGGATCATCTATGTCTGCTTGCATAGCCTCTTCTGATTCATACTCCTTACCTGTATCAATATTAGTGATTGTTGTTTCAGTTTTTACGTTGTATTTAGGAACAACTCTGCCATCTTCTAAAGTTATTGTTCCTATTTGTTCTGCATCTTTAACTATCGGCATTTTTTCTCCAATTTATATTAAAACTTAAAATAACTCTGTCCTCATTAGAATTATTTGTTTTCACCTCATGTTGTAACCATGATGGGAAAAAAATCAATGTATTTTGTTTTGGTTCAAAGTCTACGCTGTGTGCTATATGCACAGAGGCGTCTTTTTTCTTTGGGGGTGATAATACTTCAGCTTGTGGTTTTGGCTCTAAAAACACTAAATTACCGCTTTTAGGAGGTACTTTTAGATAGTACACTCCAGATAGATAATTATAAGGATGCGTATGTATATTATTTCTAGAACCTGGTGGGTTAATCATACCCCACAGACCTGTCATTTCAGGAACATACTTGTCTTGAACATCTAAATGGTTAAAACACTCTTTTGCTTTTAAAAGTATGTCACCAACCGTGCTCTTAAATTCCTCATCTTTGTAAAGCTCATCACTACTGTGCCAGCCTCCAATATTTGATCTTGGCATACCTTTATCATCTTTCGCTTTTATTTCGTAAAGTCGATCTACTAAGTGACCGTGGCCCGTGACCTCTGTCATCATAACAGGTGTAATAAACAGTGATTGTAAATTCATAATATACCTTTCTAAAGTTGACCTTTTGTAACCTCCATAAAGCTTACAATTATATGCACTTGGTTAGCGGCATTGGCTTGTGCCTTTAATACGTCAGATTCTTGTAACACAAGAGGTTGTGATAATAATTCTGTAGTAGTATTTGTAGCAACACTTTTTGCCTTAAATAATTCAAAAGTAGCAGAGGATCTAACCACTTCTAAATCTACTAATGTCGTGCTTCCAGAATCATTACAGATTAGGATAGATTTAATCACATCTGTTGTGGGAGGCACAGGCGGTGTAGCACCAGGGTTAGCAGTTGGCACTGTTACTATGGTTGTTAAATCTGTAGATGTAAGATCTACCATTGCGCTTTTGAATGTATTAGCCAAGGAAAAATGTCTCCGATTCTGATTCTTCTTTTAAATCCTGTTGAAAGTTTGTGTTAAGCAAGAAAATTATTTGATCCAACAATCTAATCATTTGGTCAAACTGACTGGCATCATATTCTTCTGTAGCGTTTGGTAATCTAGTAATTGTAATTTTAGCCATTATCTTCTACCGTCTGGTCTTATTTCTA